CCCTCGCCCAGCTCATCAGCCTCTTGCGTTTCTTGAATGAGAGGCCGGACCAGAGCACTAGCGCGATCCAACCGCTCAGGACGCGCCTTGCCTGTCTCTGCGTCCACCAAAGGATCATCGAACAACATCAGATCCCAACCAGCCAGCATCGTGCCAAGCGTGTCACCATCACGCGAGCGGCCACCCATGCTTTGGACAAGGGCGTTGTAGGCGCGAAATGCAGAATCCCACCGCTTAGGAGCCAGCCTAAGCATACGCCGCCACACGGCTGGACCAGCTGCTTTGGCCTCTTGCTCCAATTCCTCCAGGTACATGGCCGCATCTGTCGGGTTTGCAGATGCAGGGCGGTCACCCAAGGTCAGCATGACAAAGCGGGATCGATCCTGCGGAGCCATCCCCCCTGGGATGATCGATCCAAGCAGACCGGCGCCATAGAGACCGAACCGGATGCCGGCATGGTCTGATGTACCCTTTTCCATCTGAGCGCCTTCAGCACCAGACATCAGACGGAACATGGCGATAACATCTTCAACGCCGCCACCATTCTCCGATTTTTCCGCCTCATCAAAGATGCGGACAACAGCCATCCGGTTGGTCGTTTGCCGAATACTCGCAGCTGATGCACTGTTCTTGACCCCAGCAGACATACCCCCCAGCAAATGAGAGACAATCCGTAGCAGGGTCGACTTACCGCCCCCGTTTTTACCGTTGATCCAGAGATGCGTTCGCCAATCTGGATACTGACCCAGAATTGCCTGCCCGATCCACGCGATGATCAGCTCACCCGCATTGCTTCCCTGCCAATTCCAAAACTGCGTGATGCGCTGCGCGAAGAACTCGACATCTGAAACCGAGATTGGCTCCTTTGCGGGGCCGGAGATGCCCGGCACGGACGGATACAAAGCCCCGGATACCATCCGCCCACGACGCTGCTCTGCCGCATTGACCTGCAGATCTTGGCCCAGGTGAACGATTGGGAACTTTGATTTGCCGCGCCACGTGCCAGTGTGGCGGGTGGGCATGTTGCGATCAAACAATGGCAGCACACCGCATGCCTGCATGAGGATATCGCCAGCCTTTGCGGCGCTGAAATCAGTGTCACGCTTTCCCGGAGGCGCTATGT